TCACATTATACCAGAGAGTCCCGTCTTCTGGAGTTGTCGTCGGGGCTGCTGAAGCGGCTTCGTAAGATGCCGTTTCATAATTAGAGCCGTTCCAACGACGGAGTTCCATTTTCTGGGTAGAGTTATCGAAGCCAACGTAGGTGTATCCGGTTGAAACCGAACCCAATGCTTCAATTTCGTCGTCTTTGCCAGCTACTCCATCATCAAGAGTCGAATCGAAAGCATGGAATGAACTGTTTGAGGTAACCCACAAACCAGTCGTTGCGTTATATTTCTTGACCTTCCAGGCGGCCCCATTGTTTGGAGCCGATAGTTTGATCCAAATATCACCAGCAACCGACGCCGCCGGGTATTGCGGGGTGTTCGTGTATACTGCGGTGACTCCTTTATAGGTTCCAGCAGTTACCTTCAATGCGGTAAGCGCGGTTCCGGAAATCACAAGGTTTCCGCCAGCCGTGTTGGTGAGGATGAGAGCACCACCAGATGTCGTTGCCGTGACGTTCGTGATCGCGGCATCAGTGATCGCAACTGCAACGTTGGCAATGGTGGCAACGCTGGTCAGGGTCACCGTGGTGCCATTGACGACGACCGTTCCCGTGACGGGAAGTGTCGGGGTGGTTTGCCCGGTGACGACCGTGGGATGGGCTGCGGCCCATGCAGAAGAGCCAACCCGGTTCCACGTTCCTGCGGTTTTTTCATAGAAATAGTTGTTGGTCGTTTCGGTAACGATGGCGAAATCGCCGTTCGAACCATAACCGGTCTTGGGAACAAACGACGTTAGGTCGCCCGCAGCAGGAACCTTCACGGTTCTGGAAACCCACGCCGATCCTGGAACAGAATCGCCAGTAGATTGGAAGAGACCAAACGAACTCTCGACTAGGTCAAACCAGATCGTGCCGTTGACGGCTTCACCACGCGGCGCGGTGACGGTTGGTTCGAGAGCCGCCAGATCGATGTCGGCGCGAAGGCCGTAAGCACGATTGGCAATTCCATGGTAGGAATAAAGGGCGTGAAGACCGACTTCGTTTAGCTCGTGGCCATGAAGCGGCGTGCCGCCAGCCGAATAGAACTTGGGAAGACCCCAGTTCAAAATTGCATCACGTTGACCAGTGGACAGATAGAGTTGACCAGCCTGTGACGTGAGTGTTCCGGGCGCGATGCCGGTTGCCCCTACGGCTGCCTTATTAGACGCCGTCGCGAATACGAAAAGGGGGACGGTGCCTGCACCCGCGCTGCCATAGAAGCTTTCGTTGATGATTTGAACGTCAACGCCGGGACTAACAAGAGTAACCATTGTGGGAGAACCTCCGAGTAATATATTCTTGGTCTTATTTATGCGGAGGGGGCGTAAGCTGTGCTCGTTACAAAGTCTCTCTTATTCTTTTCCGTTCGAAAGCATCAATTTGTGGAAAATCTCCACACTTCTATTGTCGGAAAACAATGATTGCAGTCCAAAATGCAATGGCTGGGGCCAATGACCCCAGTCGCACCATCGGAAATCTTGAGTTTCCCAATCCAGAATTGGGTCAAACTCATCATCAACCACCGTTACGTAATTGTGATATCGAAAAGACCCGCTCGAAAATACGTAAAGAGGAACGATCTCTAGAACATCGATATCAGATCGACCGATTTCTTCGCGAGTTTCTCGTCGCACGCCCTCGTCTGGGCTCTCGCCGGGATTGAGGGCTCCGCCCCAGTTTCCCCACGTATGGGGCTCTTCGACTTGATGTGAACGATGAGCGAGCAGAATACGGTTCGTTGACTTAGCCAGGAAAACACATCCGGCCCCGGCCTTACCGTAGAAACCGGTTCGCGCCAGATCGTCAAAGTGTTCGGCTTCGTGAGGATCGTAGTTTTCGAAGAGATCGCTATATCGCATCTCGTATTTAGACCGGAGGCGTATACCCGAGAAGATTACGAATGGCGTCTTTGCCATTCTGATTCAATTCTCTAGTTCCAATTCCTGCCCAAATTCCAGTCGGAACGGGAGGCGACCCACATGACTGCCATCCTTCCTCTCCAGCCCAACTAAACCATATGCCCTGGTCTTGATCAAAAACATAAGCTGGACACGATTTTCCTTCGAAGCGGTCGATGAACATCTGAACCGCCCATGACGTTCCGCCTTTGACCAATCCGTTTTTGTCGATCGACGAAATCGCATAAACGGCATCACTCCAGGTCACCTGATAATAATTTCGACGAAGGAGTGACGCGACCCAGTCATTGGACACCGGCCAACGACGCTTCAGCGTTTTGTTTGCTATTTCGAGGAACGGATCAGCAGCAAGCAACTGGTCTCGCGTAAGGACGACGAGTTCATCGGCTGGGGCTTTCGATCGGTGGCCAGAGAATATGAAATGTCTTACCGAATAACCCGCTCGACCAGCGACCATTCCCCACTGCAAATCCGCACCTTCGGCGCCGCCGCTCAAACACATGTTTTCAAAAAACATCACCGAATGCTCCGGAATACTCGATCCATAGATCGCATTATACCAGCGAATGCTCCCGTGATGATCACAAGAATACCAAAAAGAATGAGGGCTCCAATATTCGTTTTCTTCATGCCATCACCCTCTTTTCCGCTATGCTATCGACACGTCTTTGCAAATCATACACCGTCCCGTCGTTTTCCAACAAGAGATCGATATTCGCCCCAATCCATGAAAATTCACTAGAATGGACATTCATGGCTCCGAGATACGAACGAGCATACGCATCTCCGAAATTGGCTCGTCCCGCCATGTCGAACCAGTCGGGTTCTGGCCCTCGTTTCACACGAATAGCAGTCCCGTTGAACTTTTGACGAACTAGGTTGATTTCATTCGGAAACCGACCATCAAATACAACAACGTTTGCGTTCGGACCAAGATCGAGGATTCGACGTTCGACGTTGCTTATCCAGATATCGGGGTTGAAATGATTTCGCATGATTTCGGTGCCGAAATTTCTCAGCATCCAACGAGGCGTGAAGTCAGGAATATTTAACTTTTCAGCCCACCATGGATCGATAGTCTCGCGCCATTCTCTCGCTTCTGGCGTGTTGCCTTCCAGAAGTGTTCGATCCCAACAAAAAATTGCCGAAACAGCATCTTTCAATGCATCGGCGAAACTCATACCGACGTAACCGTATCGTTCTACAAGGTATTCCCCAACGGTATTCTTGCCACACCCAGCGAAACCAACAAGCACAATTTTTTTCATAGAGAAACCTTTCAAGTTTCTCATTATGACAAGCACGATACTTGTCGGTCAATTTCTAATGACTCGTAATTTTCCCTTGTCAAAGAACCAAATTGTGGTAGATATGAGTTCTCGCAGTTAACCACCTCGGAGCACGTAAATGACTCATCGCGGTTTCGCCTATGAACACGACGTTGACTGCGATGACAACGTGACGAAGATTTCGCACTACGCTGTGAACGGCCAGGAGCGGGTGTCGATTCCGTTCACACCATACGCCGACATGACCGCCGCGAGTTTCGCCGCGTGGATCGATCTCGGCATGCCGTCCAACGCCGCCCACATTTTCGGCGGGAACGGGTCGTATAACTTCACCAACGACCACCTGAAGCAAATCCTGGCGGTCTCCGAAAAGTTCGCCATTCCGCTGACCGATATCGACGGCATCCGTATGGCGATCAAGCTGACGAAATGATAACGCTAGACGATCTATACCCTTTCGAAATTGATGAAATTTTCTTTCGAGAAAACCAATCGTCCGGCTCCGGAGAAATGAAATTGTATCGCGAACAGCTTAAAGAAATCCGTGAACTGACCAGCCACGGCGTCTGCCGGGATTATCTGGCCAGAACCGCCGACGACAAGGCTACGTTCCCGTGCGGTCATCACGAAACCATCCCGAACAGCCAGAAGAAACTGGTCAGCAAACACGCCGTGTTCGTTCGGGAAGAAGAACGAAAGAACGATGACGGTAAGGTCGCGTTGTTTTCGACCTACTATTACCCGGCGGTAAAGTGGTCGTTGACCGGCGCCGTGATGAAAGTCACTGGCGGCGACTCCATCATGCCCGTCCCGCCGTTCGGCGATATCATGCGTTTGTTTGAACCACACGTGAAATCATGGGATTTCCCGTTTGGGACGAAGTCGTTCCACTACGTGTCGCATTTCGACAATTATTCCGAAACCCGCTTCACGTTCGATGAGAACGGCAAGAGGATCAAGCACACCGATCAGTGCCAAGTCGCCGATATCCATCGGCTGATCGATCTGGCCCTGGCCGATCTCGATGCTGTCGAGAAAATGGCACGGAAGATCAAACTGAATTCCGAATATCCGCTTGTCGGGAACAAAAACTTCCAATTTTACGATCCCGCTATGGTTGAAGCCGTGACAGATGCTGGAAAACGTGCTCTAGTCGGTGTCGTCGGCTTTCAAGACACCGACAGTCTGATGAACACAATCGAGGTAACTATGACCCGCGCCACCATCGCTCCCATCACGGATGTCGCCGATCTGGGCGAAAATCTGTCCGTCTATACCGTTCTGGGCAACCGAGTCGTGGGTATGAAGGAAGACGGCAAGCATCGCTTCCTGCAAGGCGAGCACGTCATCTACATCCCCGAGGGAATGATCATCCCGGAAGAGCATCTGAAGGCTCGTGGTTATTGGGATGAGGAAAAGAATCGTGGCCTGCTCGACGGTGGGAAGCGGAACCGTGTCAAGAAACGGAACTTCCTCGGCATCCCGAGCATCGGTCTGATCTGGAAGACCGAACCCGACTATGACTACCAGGATGGCCCCAACATGCCGCCCGTTCAAGTCGGGCTTCTGGTGTCGAACGGGTCCGAAACCATGTTCGTTACTGAAGGGCAAGATGTGACCGATTTCTTCGGCCTCGTCATGCACGGGGAATAGGGCAGTGAAATCGCTATACTCACGGGCTGAGATCAAGGCCAATCGCGAAAAGTGGGTGGCCTTTCTACAAGAGCCCGAGCGGAAGAAAGCAAAGGGAGTCCTGGTGCGGGGGAATGGCGAAAATCGCTGTTGCCTCGGTCATGCTTGCCATGTCCTCGACCCTGAACGAAAGACCGAGTGGGGCGATCTTTCGCTCCCTCCTCTGGAGATCGTTAAAATGCTTGGTCTCCAACAGGCCGATGGCGGAATCATTCTTGGGGAGAACAGCGGTTGGGCCTACTCTTCACAGCCTTACCTCACCGCCCTTAACGATGATACCGACATACGACCGCAAGAAATTGGCAAGATGCTGGCCGGAATGATTGAAGGCGGTGTCGGAACCCCGTTCAGACCGCTGACAGATTATCCGGAGTGATCTGATGTCTCTGACTCGTGCCGAGATTCGAGCCAACCGTGAAAAATGGGTTGCCTTCCTCCAGGAACCCGAACGCAAGAAAGCGCGGCATGTGCTCGCGCGAGGCAACAACACCGAACACCGCTGTTGTCTCGGCCATGCCTGTCACGTTCTCGATCCGGAACGAAAGACCGGGTGGGGCGTGCACGATGGTCTTCCCCCTGATGAAATAGTCCAAATGTTGGGCCTGTGGTCTGAAGACGGCTTCATCGGTAGTCACGAACTAACTTACGGGAAAACCAAAGAACGACGATTGGCGGCCCTCAACGACGGAACCCGGATGCGGCCCCAGGAAATCGGCAAGATGCTTGCCGGGATGATCGAAGGCGGCGTCGGAACACCGTTCAAGCCGTTGACCGACTATCGGGAGTGAGATCGTATGAAAAACCTTTCTCTATCTACGATTTTGGCTGCCGTGTATCTAGTCGGGATGAATGGAGCATTCTTGGCTCAATGGATCATCACCGGAAATCCAGACACGATGTCGTGGATCGGCGGGAATATCGTTTTCGCTATCGGCTTCGGAATGGGTCGAGCCCTCAGAAATCGGATGGAACCGGATGAGTGAATGGAGGCTGTTCACCGAAATTAGGCCTCCACTAGGCCAACATTGGTTCCGGCTCCCGGAAGCAATTTACGGCGGCATGACCATGCGGCCAGAGTGGGTATGCGAGGTGAGCATGCACGGAATGGGATACCGTGATCCCGAACCCTGGCCCAACATGTCTAATTGGGATGGTTATAAGCGAACCGTCCCCGCCGGGCTGGAATGGCGGCTGGGCACGCCGGACAACATACGTCCGTTATATTCTCTGCCGGGAATTGTGGTATTTGCCTGTCCGTTCTGTGGACAGACTCCGCACATCATGGCGTGGGATCGTCCCGCTGGCGGCGGAGCCCGACTATACACGGCGCCATTCCGACCAACTCACTTCGCCATTCGTTGTTCCTGTGGTATGGGACAAATTATCGAAACGCGCGACCTGCAAGCTTCTCTCAAACTCTGGAATAAAACGGTGCTCGTATGAATAATCGCATCCACATCATCGGTGGGGGAACGTTCTCCCATGTTCGCAACCATCTGGCCCTGGCGGCTCCGGCTTTCGGCTCGACGGCCCGAAAGCTCTATAGTGATATCTTCGAACGCCTCGAAGACGACTACCTTATCGATTACGGTATCGGCGAAGGACCGAATGGTCCGCCCGTTGAAGTAACCCTCAAAAATATTCGCGAACGCGTCAGTCAGCGCGTCACGCTTCATCTCACGAAGATGGCTGCGCCCCGGCAGAGCAATCTCGTCACCAACGACGACGTTTCGAAACTCATCGATACCCTGATCGCCGATCCCGAGACCCGCGTCATTATCATGAACGCCGCGCTCTGTGATTACGATGGGACTGTTCTCTACAGTGCGGGAGGGTTGGTCTCAGTGGCGTCGCCGCTTGCTCCTTCTGGCTCTCATGCTCCTCGTCTGAAAACAGCGGACGGTCTTCAGATGATGCGGCTTTCCCCCGCTGACAAAATCATCGGGCGCATCCGCAAGGAACGCAAGGACATTTTCGTGGTTGGTTTCAAGACGACCACGGGCGCGACTTCCGACGAGCAATACGCGGCTGGCCTTCATCTCCTGAAAGGCAATTCGCTCAATCTCGTGTTGGCCAACGATACCGTGACGAGAAACAACATGATCGTGGCGCCGGAAGAAACCCGGTATTGCGAAACCACGGATCGCGATACGGTTCTCGAACATCTCGCCAAGATGGTCATGTCTCGATCCCAGAATACGTTCACGCGATCGACCGTCGTTGAAGGCGAGGGTGTGGCGTGGGATTCCGATCTGGTCCCGAACAATCTCCGGGAAGTCGTCGATCACTGCATTGAGGCCGGAGCCTATAAGCCCTTCCGAGGCGCCACGGTCGGCCACTTTGCCGTGCGGGTCAACGATTCGCAGATCATCACATCGGGCCGGAAGCGGAACTTCAACAATCTCCGGGATGAAGGTATGGTCCTGGTGGATTATGAGGGCGATGATCGCGTCATCGCGCGCGGTGGCAAGCCGAGCGTCGGCGGCCAATCTCAGCGGATCGTTTTCCGGGAACACCCCGAACTCGACTGCATCGTTCACTTCCACTGTCCGCCGCTGCCCGGCGCCGAACTCAGCCACGTCGATCAGACGCCGAATGAATGCGGATCGCACCAATGTGGTCAGGCCACGTCGCGCGGCCTTCGTCCGGTCGGCAACGGCAAGATCAAGGCCGTGATGCTCGACAATCATGGGCCTAATATCGTGTTCTCTCGCGAGACTCCGGCCAATGACGTGATTGAGTTCATCGAGCGGAATTTCGACCTCAAACAAAAAACCGGCGGCATCGTGGCATGAATATACGTTTCTGGAAACGAGTTCGGGACTACGCGGCCAAAAAAGTCGCGGAATGTTCCAACTGGTCAGTCAAATGCCCTAACTGCGTTCGTTGGACTTACGAAATGTCCAAAGACCCAGTAATCACGGATGTCATCGACGATGACGGCTTGCCAATCTGGCATATGACTTGCGGTGATTGCGGCCACGTCAGTCGATGGATCGACGGCCCATTCGGGATTTTTCTTTCAATCGACAAAGAGATACAACGTGCCGCTACAGTATGATGACGTTCCCGGCTCATGGGGAACTATGAGCCAGGGCTGGCCAGAAACTCCCCACACGATGGGGAAATGGCTTCTCTGCACCAAAGCCCATGTGGTCCCGTATGGGTCCTATGTCGCGGTCGGGGATGTCATTCGAGTCGAGACTCAGGCCTTGTTGCAAAAACTCGAAGAAGCCTACAAGGGAATGTTCGTCGATTGTCGGCATCTCTTGTTGGAACAAGAATTCCATAGCAAGGGCGGCGAATGATCACGTTCAGCATTAATCTCAATCTTCCGTATCAGTGGGCGGAAAATGCCAAAAGGATCAAACTTGATTTTTGGCGGCATGGATCGTTTTTCAATATCCCGCACAAGTTCTGGGAAGTTCAAATCTCCCATTTCAATTGGACCACGCTGTTCGAAATCAGCATCAATACTCGTTGGGCCTACCAGGATCATGGCGGCGTCTTTTTCGATCTGACTGTGCTGGGTTTCTACTTCGGCGCCAATGTCTACGACGAACGTCACTGGAATGATGATGCCAATCGTTGGTATGTTGAGGGCGAAGAAGAAAGTGAATGGGGCGAGCGACCCGATCGGAAAAATATTCTGATCGAACAAAGTGACGCCTTCCGTGATGCCAAAAAAGCATATGCTGAACGATCCGAGCATCTAAGAAGGCGACCGGATGATTTGGTGGAAACCATGCGGCGACTGCTGATGGAGATCGAGACGAAATGACCGAAGTTCAGGAATGGTGGTCGGCTGAGCCTCGTGGTGAACGAGGTGGCCAGATCATCTATGTCGATCAGGCCCGTGCCACCACTCCCGAAACCGGCGAGTGTATCGCTGGGCATTGGTGGATCGTCCATCCCGAAAAAGGAATTGCATTCTACTACAACAACCGTTTCGGGTATGACCCGTATGAAGGTCCCGCGCCGCAATGCAACCAGTCTGAGTCCACCGCCACTGCTCTCATGAATAGAATGGGTGGATGGTGGGAAGGACACGAGGTTCGATATTTCGAAGCGGTTTTCAAATCCCATGCCTGTAAAGCAGTGACGGAATTTCGGAAAAAGAAATGAGCAGTAACCCCCAAGGCGCCGTGTTGGCCCTGAAAGCAGTAGCAGCCGCCGCTGCCAAACTGGCCGACGATGTCGAGAGAGGCCGTCTCTGGGATGGCGAATTCAACCAAGCCATGGCCGTGATCCAACGCGCCCTGGAAGATGCAGCGAGAGCACGATGAACGAAAATTATCGGAGCATGACACTCCTGAACGAAATGGGCGATGTCGAAATCGCTTGGGATGAAGACAAAGACGACGAAATGCGAGCCATTATCGAAAAGAAAATGGCCGAAGGCGTTCGCTTCTTCATTCTGAAACCTGTTTTGGGATCGTTCATCCACACGAAGAAACAGGTCAAGAAAGTCAGCGACATACCGTCCAACCACGTAAAGATCATGGACTCCGATATTGAAGCCATGTTCTCGGCTGGAAAGATCGCGCTGTTCCGCAACGAGAGCGGCGGGACCATCGAGACCGCAGGCGTCGCGAAAGATGCCGCCACCGTTGCGAAATCACGCACCGTTGGCGTGAAGGCAATGCAGGGAGGGTAACATGTCTGATTTGAGCTTTATCGGAGCATCGACTCCAGAGGAAGTTCGTGAACGTTGGTTGGCATCCGAAACCCCGACCCGTTTCTTTGTTGCTCGATCGTGTTCTATCTGCAATTCCCCAGTCGGTTACGTTCTCGACAAGCAATTCGAACTGCCGGGGTTCGACCCGACGTGTGATTGCACCCGATACGGCGGCGGTCCCGAAGACCGTTCGTGGATCGATTTCACCGATTTTCTCCAACGGGCCGGTTTGTTGGAAGCACAAAATGCTCAAGGGTGATCCGCGCTGTAATTGCGTCGAAGGATATTACGATTGCGGTTTCTGTGAAGGAATCGAGCGGCAGCGCATCTGGAACAAGATGAGCGCAAAAGATCGTGCCTACGATCGTTACGTTGATCCAGTCAATTCATCCGCATTGGACAGCGGAATGCATATCGATCTCGATGCTGTCCTTCAGGGATGTTCGTGCCACATCAGCCCACCTTGTAGTTTCTGTTGCCGCGACGGAGAGGAAGAATGAACTACACTGGGGGCGTTCTCAATATCAAAGAGACGGGAAATCCAACGCCTCCACATGGCGGTTCCGGAGCCATGACTCCGATCGATCGCGCCTGCCAGGAACCAACCTTGGTCAAAGCCTTGGCGTATATCGCACTTTGGGAATCCGAACGTATTGTGCGCTGGGCAAGAGAGCACGATCAATGGGATAGCTGTTTTGAATTTCTGATCGGCCAAGTCCTGGAACGGTATCGATGCCCGCCCCAGACGTAGAATATTACCTCGATTGTGCGATGCAATGTGGGCAAATCAGCGGAGATGCCTACCATTACTTCATGGAAATCGCCTCTGATACCAATCAGGTCCTTGATGGATACCAGGATCGAGGGGAGTTCGATCGCCATTGGAATCGCTTGATCGATATGGGCCTCTACATGGAGGAACATTATCTGAATTGGCGGCATTCCAAACCAAGCAATGCGCCACATGCCTCATTCATGGGGCTGCGCGCAATCCCGTTTGCAATCTCCGAGTTTCTCCGGGATAGCGCAAGCCACATTGTCGATGATGGTTTCGAAAGTGTCTGCCCGGAATCGTTAGCCAAGATCGATCAACGATTTGGTTTCCACAACACGGTCCAGGTCATGCGTCGCTCTCTTCGTCGAGCCGAAGCCGATCTCGGGAATTATTCAGCCCAGGATATGCGGGGGCTGCAAGCTGAGATCGATGCCGAACGTGAGGCGCGTCGCCTTGATCTTCGAGACAAGATGCGAGAGATCATGCGTCAGAATGGGCGCGGCGACAATGATGTTGAATGGAGAGACATTCAGGCATCGAACACCTATGATACAAAGCTGGCCCGCCAGTTTCTGAAAAACGCTGAGCAGAAAAATCGCGGGATCATAAAGCGAAGTATCAAGTTCATGAGCCGCCTTGCGGGAGCCGACACGACACGCATTTTTCTGTCCGGTCAGGTCATCAGGTTCGAAGGCGAACACGCCATCTATGAACTCAAGAAAACTAGCGGGGTTCTGAACTCACACGGTGGAGCAAAGTTGTCCCTGTTTACCAAGGACACCGATCTCCATCTCTGTGATATCTGTATCTATACACCAAATGTTCCCCTGCTGGATCACGTTGCTAGTATCATCCTGCATGTTCGGACCGGACACGAGAGTGATATTCTCGACATCGGCAATCCCTATAATTGTTCCGAAGAAGCCCATAAGCAAGATTGGCTCGTTCCCTATCTTCCGAAGAAATTGTCGCTTAATCTCGATGACGGAACGATCGGCGGAAGGGCTATGTTTGGTCTCCCGCCTCTCGTTCCAAATCGTCAGGCCAAAAAAGAAATTGTTGTTCGACAATTGGGCCGATACCTCTATGATGAGGTTCTGGATGGTCATCAAGATTTGATCCGCCGTTCAATGACCACCCTGACTCCAATCATGCAAAACCAATACATCGATCTACGGGAAATCTGAAATGGGAACGCGAAACCTGACTTGTGTCGTTCTGGGCGGCGAGTTCCGTGTAGCTCAGTATGGCCAGTTTGACGGCTATCCCGAAGGTCAGGGGAAAACCATCCTGGAGTTTCTCTCCATCGTGAATCTCGATGAGTTCAAAAAGAAAGTGGCTCTGTGCCGTTTCGGAACCGACGAGGAAATCGAAAAAGCCTACGCTCCCTACATGACTTCCGAATTCGGAATGAACTCCGATGATTCCAATCGGTTCTATGCGTCAGACGTGGGCCATCTCGGGAGAGACCATGCTGGCAAAATCCTCGAACTCATCATGGATTCCGAAAACGGGTTGATGCTCCAAGATGCCCATACGTTCGCTTCCGAAACGTCGTGCAACTGGGCATATGTCGTCGATCTGGATAACGAACGTCTGGAAATCTACAAGCAACATTACGACAAGGGCATTGAGGCCATTGGACGGTTTGCAGATTTGAAAGACGGGCCGTATGCGCCGTGCTCTTTCATCATGGCGTTTTCCTTGCGTCAGCTTCCTACCGTCAAAGAATTTTTGGACGATATCGAAAGCGTGGATACCAACATCGAATCCGGATATGTGCCCAATTTCGCCGATACGACCGAATACGAGGCAGAAGAGCAAATCACCCTCGTGCTGACGAAGCTCAAAAACGGCAAGACCCAGGTTACTAGCCCAGAGTTTCCCGACGTTTTGGTTGTGAAGAAAAATCCAGTAAAAGCCGCCGCCAAAGCACTGAAGGAATTAATGTAAATGGCGGCTGATACCGAATACCCCTGTTTCGCATATAGTGCGGAGAATATGGCTCGTATTCTCCGCAAAACTGTCGTCGAACGCCTTGAAGCAATGGTCGAGGGTTACGTCGATATCATGGCTCATGGGAAAACAGAAGAATACGGCGGTGGCTGGAGCATTCCCGACACGATGTATTTCCCGGTCGGGAAAGTGCAGAGCATGTTTTTCGATCACTCACCCCGAGAGTTGACCGAAACACCTGATGGCGATGCACCCGAACTCATCGAAGCCCTCGAACGTCTGGCGCACGGCGAAGGTCTCGCCATAATTCGAGTTCCGGTGGAATGGGAAGACTCGTATTATGAAGAAGGTCGGATGATCTTCGAAGGCGGGCCGATGATGCGATACGATCGTGCAGAGCTTATCGATCTCGATGAGCCGAACCCAATCGAAGAC